TTTTTCTTCACTACCAACATCACTGCAAATGGTTGATTCAGCTGTCACTGGTTCTATTCCTACCGCATTATTCCGTTGAATGTGTAAGTGTATTCTTGCATTTCTTATAACATAATTTCGTCTCCTAACTATATTATCAGCACCAGACACCATCATATATAGCATTGACCCAATAGCTATTGTTGCCATGCAAATCATTAACATAGAAAGAATATTTATGAATAACATTTTAATTTTTGATTTAATCAGGTTTTTATAATATGTATCAATTTTTTTAAAATAAAAATAAATATTTTATATTTATTGTGAATTATAAATTAAATAAGTTTTACGTTAATTATTTAAAGAAGTATGTTGTCTTTTAAACCAAAATCTAATAAAAAGATAAAATTTAATAAAAAATCAGTTGTCACTATTGACACAAAGCATAAAGAATTTTTAAACGAGTTTTCAAAAGACGAAAATAAAATTTCAGATTATAAAAGTGAAATGCTTAATTTAAAAAATCAGTTGAGGGTTGAAGATGAAACACTCACTATAGAACAAAAATTAGACATACAAGATAAAATTTTAGAACTAAAAGAAATTATAAAAGAAAAGCACTATAGAAAAAAAGATTACTTCCTTGACAACTCAAAATATATTTTTGATTATTTCGAAAATAAAAAGAATATATCAACTGGCACAAATTCTCAACCAATCACCAATAAATCAAATGCTGTGAATAATTTTTTTAAAATTAAAGAAGACAATAAAATTAATGTAATCCAAAAAGATAGCAATATTGTCTTAAAATATTTAGCTAATGTTAGTGATGAATTTTTGGATATTAATAATTTTGTTTATCAAACTGATATTTGTCAATTCTGTCATAAAGGCGAATTAATACCACTTGAAGAAGAAGGTATATTGATATGTAATATATGTTCTAGAAGCATTCCATATCTTATTGAAAATGAAAAACCATCTTATAAAGAACCTCCAAAAGAAGTATGCTTTTATGCTTATAAACGCATAAATCATTTTAAAGAAATATTAGCACAATTCCAAGGCAAAGAAACCACCCAGATACCACAAGACGTTATTGAAAATATCAAGTTACAAATTAAAAAGGAGAGAATCGAATTAGCGCAGATAACAAACGCAAAAACAAAAGAAATACTAAAAAAACTGGGCTATAATAAATACTATGAACATATACCATTTATTAAAGATAAGCTGGGTATTAAGCCACCAATTATGTCTCCTGAATTAGAGGAAACACTTTGTAATCTTTTTGTTGAACTACAATCTCCCTACTCAAAATTTTGTCCGGACGACAGAGTGAATTTTTTAAATTATTATTATACAGCATATAAATTATGTGAATTGTTAGGAGAAGACGCTTATTTAGAGCATTTTCCCATGTTAAAAGACCCTGAAAAAAGGATGGAACAAGATGTTATATGGAAAAAAATCTGCCAAGAATTAGATTGGGAATTTATACCGACTATTTAGAGTAATTTAATTTGTTCTATATGGAAAAAGTGTCAGCATATTTGTGTTATATATAGAATAGTTTGGGTCATAACTATTAGCACCTACTCCTTTGCCGTAACACGTGCCACCACTTTGTTTACGTTTTTTTGTTTTCCTGCTTTTTTTCCCATTTTTTCTCTTTGACTTCATTTTTCTAGAAAGTCTTCTGCGTTGTTTTCCACCAGTTGTATCTTCTTCACTTGTATATCCAGATGCATCTGTATCACCACTTGTATTTAATTCGTCTAAAGTCATTGTGCCATTTGTTACAAATGAATCTTCATCTTCTCCTTGTATTTCATTCGGTGGTGTTCCATTAGTGAGTATATTCATTACTTGTTCGGCCATAGCATCAGAATTGCCAGGATCGTTTTGTTCCATTATTGTATTAATTGCTTGCATAACTTCATTAAACGAAATATTTAGGTTATTTAGAATTTCAATTTGGTCGTCAGCTAACCCTCTAGCGTTCAACATTTGGATTTCTTCTTGAGAGAAAGCTCCACCTCTCATGTTTTTGCGTTTATATCTTCTATTTCTAGTATTTCTTTTTGCCATAATATATATTTATTAGATTTAAATATATTTTTCTAAAAGTTCATCATTTTTATCAAAAATCCATATTTCATATTTTAAAATTTGAAAAAAAATATTATTAAATAATATAATAGAATGGTTAAATATTTAAAAACGAAAAAGGGATATTTCCATAAAGTATTTAAAAATCGTATGAAAAAAAGAATAACAAAAAAAAATATAATAAAAAAAAATATAATAAAAAAAAATAAAACTATAAAAATGAAACGAGGTAACATGGTTGGCGGAACATTATCAGAATTAGATTATTTAAATCCTCATCAAAAAACTATTATATTAGTAGGTGAATTGCATACACAAAAATTAGATAGATTAGAATATAACAATATTATAAGAAAACAAACAGAAATTATAGATAAGGCTAAGGATACATTTGGTGCATATAAAACTTACTTTTATTCAGAAGCTCCAAAAGAGTTTGAACGCATTGTGTTGACAACAGATGATATTCATTCAAGTGTCGTACTTCAATATGCTAGAACTGTGGTTCCTACAAAATTATCAAGTATTACATCTTGTCATAGAGGAGCAGGTAGTTGTGACCGTGAATATGCAGATGATATATTATCTATTTTTGATAACCCCGAAATAAATTGTGTAATTGTATCAATTGGTTTATTACATGTTCCAAGATTATATGAGTTTATTAGACAAATGCAACCAGATATTAAAATTGTAGTTGTAAATACGGTTTCAAGATCACAGTTTATGCCATTAATTCCAGATATGTTAGCACATGGATATCGTGATGTAGTAGAATTAGTTACTAGGACCGAACAACCTTATGAATTAGCATCGCAATTTCCAAATCGTTTTACTGGTAATTCTTCTCTTGGTAGAAGTAGTCATACAAATACGAGTGGCTCTCCAACAGGAACCTTTGTTACTGAAGTTTTACAAAATAGGAATGGTGAAAAAGTATATAAATGTCCGATTTGTAATACTGTATCAGGGACAGCTGCACCCAATAATCCTAGAGATACATCATTGTTTACACATAGGTTTGATTGCCCTAATAATGGTAAAATTCCTACAGAAAATTAATATGTTTAATTAATTTTCATAAACTAATTATTTTATGAAAATTTATTTTATGTTACCATTTACCGTAACATTTAGAAACCCCCAGGAAATTTTACTAAATTTGCTCCAATGCCAAAACCGGCACCAGATCTGGCAGTGGCACCCATCGATGGTACATATGTATCTAGAATGCTAAATGTAGCAGCGGCAGTCAAAGCAATCAAAACAATTTCCTCAATATTCAAGGAACGTTTAGGAATAGCATAAGCAGCAATAGCAACCATTAAACCTTCAACAAGATACTTGATAATTCTCTTAACAAGTTCACCAACGTTTATTAAACCGTTCATTATAATAAATAAAAAGAAAAAATTATTATTATTGCGCTAAATAACTTAAAAATAAATAATTAAATTAATTAAAATGGATAGAACTAAATCTAAGCAATCCAAGAAAGGAGGATTTGAGAGAAAACAAGTTAATGGTAAAGAAAATCCTAAATATGTTGATTTACTAGAAGAAGATAAGCCAATTGCAGGTCAAAAGTTTGTATGTATGTCTTTTTGTTCTCCTGAAAAGGTTCTAAAGCAAAAGCAGATGTTCTTTTTTGAAGAATTCCTAAAGAACTGGGAATTCAATAAATCTATGGAAAAGTTTTTACAATTTATTAATTTTATTTCATTCAAATACAATGTATCTTTTGAAGACTTGAATAAAGATTTTAAGGATTTCGTTCAAGAAGAAAAGGATAATTTAGCTAAATCTAATTTGTCAGATGATTTCAAAACATATTTAGATAATCATGAAGATGAATTACAGAAGAAATTTGATATCGAGAATAATTTTCAAACCAGCACAAGAGGTCTAAAGATTAGAGGGGTTTATCCAACTCAAGAAGAAGCAGAATTAAGATGCAAGATGTTGAGAGAAATTGACCCGAATCATGACATTATGGTTGGACCTGTTGGTATGTGGATGCCTTGGGACCCAGATGCTTATAAGACTGGTCGCGTTGAATATATGGAGGAGGAGCTTAACCAATTAATGCACGAAAAACAAAAGAATGAAACAAATGCTAAATCTGCATTTGAACAACGTATCAAGGAAACTAAACAAAAGGCGATTGAAGAGAATATCAAGAAAGCTGAAAAGTCTGGAAATGCTTTGTCTCAAACAATTGATGAAAATGGTAACTTAATAGGTGTGAATAATGCTAATACTCAAGAATTTGCGCTTGGAGAACAAGAAAATATTTCTACAGCTGATATTTGTAAGGAATTATTCGAAGGTGAAAATATCGTTGTCGGAAAGTCTGATTACGGACAAAGTCAATTGCAATCTGGACCTTTTGCTAATAAGAAGTAAATAATTAAATAATATTACAATTAATAAATTTGTTATATTATTAAAGTTGAAAATATGAAAACTAGATAATATAATTATCTAAATCATAATTTATTTCACTCAAACAGTTCACAACTTTTTGATAGTGTGCATCAAAATTATTTCTTATAGCAGAATCCTTTCCTTCTTGGATTATTAACCAAGGAAAATAAGTATAGGAATGGTTATGTAACTGAATCCTGGATGTCATCCAATCTGACGAAAAATAATGATGATATCCACTAAACATTTCTAGAATTCTTTTTGCTCCTTTAAAAGAAATAATATATCCACCAGTTAAACATTGCTCTTTCGCAATAACCCATTTATCTAATGGATAAGAAGGGTCAGATGCATTTAATAAGATAATATCCCAATCATTGTCATTAATATCGTTAAAAAATGTGTCCAATTTACACTTCCAGTTTTTGTCAAAACATGCATCATCTTCTAATATAAGTGCATACGGTATATTTTGGTTTAAAACATGTCTCCATACATTTATATGAGATTGACTGCAGCCTTGTTCGCCATTATTTAATCTTGGGTCGAAGTTATCAGTTACATCACTTGTTCCTCCCATTGCTGCAGGGAATCTAGTTGCTTCAAGACCTATTTGCTTAAATCTTTCTAGCATTCTTAACCATCTGTCATCTTTATTCATTAAAGATATACAAAAACAATTATCTTTCGTGAAAGAAAAGTTCATAATAATTATTACATATAAGTAACTCTTTAAATAGAAGTCTTTAAATAAATATTATGTCTGTCTAGATTTTTAACTTTGCGTTAAATATAATTATGGGTTTTTATATTGATGACCAATTTGTTACCATTTAGTTGTTTTTTTAACGTTGATTTTTGGACCTCCGCCTCTTTTTTTCGTCTTATTTGGGTCATATTGTTCTTCTTGGTCCTCTTCCGGCATTCCTTTAGATAATTCCCAGAATTCTTTAGAGCCAAGACGGAAATCATTATGATTATCAGCTTTATACCAAAAAACTTGGTCGGTTAATTTATTAGATTTAGAGTTATTATTAATAACAAGACACTCGTAATTCTCCGTACACTGGTCCATGACTTGACAAAATGACTCAAATGTTGGAAACATACCAGCATAATTTTCGTAAATACGTTTTCTATTTGCAATGTAATTTTCTCTCAAAATAAACACATAATCTATATTAGTTCTCAATGTAGGTGGGATACCTAACGGATATTGCATTGTGATTACTAACATTACCTTCCAATGTCTCAATTAATACCATTTTCATTTAGACATTTCCTTCTAAAATCATTAAATCTATGCTTTTTAAATGGGCATAGCATTCTCTCGAATGGGTTTAGACT